CAGAGACTGCGGCAAACTCTGAAGAGTCATAATTACGATAACCTGCCACGTTCTTTGCCTTCAGTTTGAAGTTGGCACCCTGCCAGAAGTCGAACGGATCGATTGCTTCCTCGTCCTCGAACTCAGGTTGCATAGCAGTTGTAATCTTATCAAAGATTTTCTTACCATACTTATACAGGAATACCTTGCCTTCGTTCTCGGGATTAGCAGGATCCTTCACCACATAGATGTTAGAGACATAAGTCAGCTTACGCTTCTGCTTACGTGCCAGTTCTTTACCGGCATCCGTACCGTTATTCCACAGAGTGGTATTGTACTCAGACACGGGATCCTTTTGTCCCAGAGTAGTCAGGGAGTTCTCAATGTACCATCCACCAGAACCTTGGAAGGCATGAGAGTACAGCTTCACAAACGGCAGATCTTCACCGTTGGGAGCAGGGAGAAAGCGAATAACGGCATAACCATTACCACTCTTATCAACATCCAGTTTCCACAGACGCTCGTCGCCGGAACTGTTGGTATTCATTTTTTCGACTTCCTTGACCAGTTTGGCAGTCAGGGAGCCCAGTTTAGATTGCTTCTTAAGATCAGCAAAAGACATTCGGATTACCTCGGATTAGTTAGATTTTGTCGGATTGACTTTGATATTATAGCAAGGTTGCCCTCAAGCGTCAATATAGTCCTTGAGAGATTGGACAGTTTTTTCCATGGTTGAGAACAGTGTGTTCATGTCCGTATTCGGTGGGAATCCCATCAGAACAACAGACTTTCTGAGATTCTCTTTCATTTCAACTGCGGCAGGATCATCAGAAAGAGATAATCGAGTGTACATAATCCTTTGTTTTTCCAAAAGATTAGTCATCATATCAATATGCTCTAATTTTTCTTCCTGAGACATAGTACCAAAATGCATGGCAGTGCCATAAATTTTTTCTTGAAGATTATTAATTTCTTCTAGTGCCTCTTGAATAATTTCAGAATTAAAAAAATCACTCATTTACCATTTTCCTTAAAAGTTTTTTATATTGGAACACATCAATATTTAGAAAGGGTATATATTTTTTAATTTTTAAACTAACGGTTTCCCACACCGGATCATCTAATTTTTTATCGAATTTATCAGAAAAATGGAATATTTTTTCGTAAATCACAAAATTTTCCAACGATAGTTGTCCTCCTAGAAATGCTTTTAGAACTGGTGGGTGTCCTTTGGAGCAATCGAATAGACTTTCTAAGTTGTTTTCCGATAGTAATTCGTTGCTTTGTTCTTTGAACAAGTAAGTCAAACTCTGCTGTCGTTTCATCCACTCGGCATATGTCCTTTCTCCAGAATTGATAATTTCTCCAATCCATAAGTTTTGTGGGTTATCGGCAGAAATAAAATTTGATACTAAAAATTGTACAACTTCATTATCCGAATACTTTCGGGAAGTTTTTTCAAACCAATACTTATCTTTTCTCTTATTAAAAGACGCTACGGTAGCTCGTGTTTTGGCACCATAGCGAAAGAAATCGTATTTTGGATTTGTAAAATGATTTTTAAGTGACAAATAATGTTGATAGGTTTCAAAGGGAGTCACAGTCATAAGGGCAATTTTGCTCTCGATGTTTTTTTCATAAAGTTGAGTTGTGTGGCATCCCACTTTAACTTTTCTTTCAATGGTTTGGATACCAATTTCGCAATAGATTCAATTTCAAGTTCATTAATTTCACAATAATAAACAATGGCATCAATATAGTTCATCTTCTCAGAAGAAACAATACCCTCAATTTCAAGGGCAAACTTTGATGGTGTGAGAAATTTTTTTTCTATTACTTTTTCTAATTCTTTATTCGGTTCCATAGAGTTCCAATTTATCTGCAACAAACTTTCTAATGTATTGGGTAAGAAGTTTGATGTATTTTGATTTGTCTCGTTCTTCATAGACGACGCATTCTCCATTTTCGCAAGCCATAATAATTACAAGTTTTTTGACAGAGATGCCTGTCAGTTCGTACAGCATACAACCATATGCCATGCACTGTACAAAATAGTGTTCGATCCACTCCCGTGGTTTTGGTTTCTTGGATGTTTTGAAATCAATTATTGCTAGTTCGCCTTCATATTCGGCAATACAATCAACCGTTCCGGCAATACCAAGTTGTTTACTATATAGGGAACTTTCCAAGGCATGAATATTATCAATTTTATTTAAATCTGATCTGGCAATATCAAACAAAAACTTAGAAATGGGTTGAACCTCTGGAAGTTCTGGAATATTAAGAAGATAGTTTTCTGTTAGTGAGTGCATGTCAGTACCACGACTTGTGGCAGCCTTGGTAATCTGATTTGCCTTTTCTTCTCCTACTTTTTTACGCCATTTAACAAAAATCTCTTTATTAAAATGACTGGTCACCGAAGTGATAGAGACTAATCGGATAAGTTCTTCATCATTAGGAACTTTATAATAACGAACTCCATCAATAGTCTCTCTATCAAGACGAGGGAGATTCAAATCAACATGATTAAACATTAAAAACCTGCTTCCATTTTTGCTATGATGTATTCTTTGACTAATCCGGAACGAACAATATCTTCCACTCCAAACTCTATTATATCAAAAGATTGCATTTTTCTCAAGATGTTCATGAAGTCAACAATACCATTTCTATCATTTGATTTTGTTAAATCAGATTGTCTGGCATCACCACAGAAGCAGATTTTGGTATTCTCACCAACACGGGTAATAATAGAGTCCAGTTCATGAAAATTAAGATTCTGGAATTCATCAACGATAACAATTGAATTATCAAGTGTTGTTCCACGAAGGAATGATGTGCTCCAGAACTTAATTGTATCTTGCGATTTGAGATTACCATAAAGCATCTCAAAGTCTGCATCACTGGGCATCTGGAACATGTACTTTACCATATTCTTATATGGAATCTGGTAAATATCAGCCTTGTCCTCATGATCACCGGGAAGGAATCCAATTTCTCTGGTTGCCACAAGAGAACGCACAAGATAGATTCTTTCATATGGAGTGTTCTCGGAAAGAACATCCATTAATGCATTATACAAAGTAATAAAAGTCTTTCCTGTTCCGGCACATCCATATGCCACAATGTGCTTCCCATCTTTATATGAATCAAAAAGTCTTTTTTGATTATCAGAGAGTGGTTCAATATCTACAAGATATTCCTGACTCAGTGGTTTTTTACGCTTCATCTGCTTTGTAGTGAGTCCAACCCCGATGGGTTGTTCTGCAGATGCTCTTTTTCTTCTTGCCATATCAAATTTTATCTATAGATGAACCGGGCATTTTTTTCACTTTTGATAATACATCATTCCAACCGGGATTTTTCTTGCGAAGTTTATCCTTCCATTCACCAACTTCACCAAAAGATGGTGAGTTTTCGGGAGTGTAGTATCTTTCCCAATCAGGATTATCATCTCTCCACTGATCCCAATCGTGAACACTCATTACAACGTCTTTCGTTTCACCAGTCTCTTTATGCTTTACAGGATATGTTGCCATTGTTATGAATTCAATATAAGGGTATTTAGATCCACTCTAGTGCCTCTGAAACGGACGGGAACTGCTCTTTAAACACTTCCTTACATGCCAGTGCAACGTCCATGTGCTCCTTCTGAGTGCCGTTTGCAGACCTCAGAGTTATATAATGAACCCATGAGCGACATGAGCCCGTCATGTAAATTTTTGTGGGTGTACAGAGTGGAAGCACATTTCTTGCACATTCCTTTGCCACTCCTGCTTCAAGCATTTGTTGGTAAAGTGCCATTGAAGAATCAAATAAAGTCTTCATTTGCATCTGAAATTTTTGAATCATAAACTCATCTAAGTCATCAATGGAATTTTGACGATTTTTAGTATCTTGTCTTCGTAATTCTGGAAGTTTAATTTTGTCACCTAAAAGTGAAGAGTCTGCATATCGTTGTGAAAATTCTTGATATGTAAAACTTCTGTGACGCAATATTTGAGCCGCGATTGCCCGTGTGGTTGAAATTTCAAGAGTCATATAACTCTGTTCAAACACACTCCAGTGATTGTGCTTGATACAATATTTCAAGAGTCCAGAATACTTTTCATTATCCTGATTAGAGGGGTTACTAACGCGAGCAACATATGCCATCGTCTTTTCCGCGTCAGGAGTAATACTAATAAGTTGTACTGTCATAAGTCTTTAATCTGGGTAACCATCATCATCATTGTAGATTTCATCATAATCTCCATATTTAGACTCTGGATGATCATCATAATTTTCTCTCTTATCAGTATAGGCATCAACATCGGAAAATATTTCTGCCTTGAGAGAATCAACCAATAGTTCTAAATTTCTTACTATTAGTTTAAGTCTTTCTTTTTCCATAAGAAATAGAATATAACCTTACTATTTTACATAAAAAAAGGGAGGCAGTCAACCCCCCGTATTAAGTAAAATTTTACAAATTCTTTTACAAGTTCCTTGGTCCTCATCGCACTCAATTAAACAGTCGAAGTAATCATTTATCAGATCTAATTCGTCATTACATCTGTCTACGGTTTCCTCAAAATGATGCCATTCTGCTAATTGATTGCGAGATAGTCGATCATGCATCTCATCTCCCGCAATTTAATATGTTTATAACAAAAGCATGATTTTCACTTCATATGCTTTTTCCTAATTCTATAATATCTATACAAGTTTGTGTTAATTCACTAACATTTGTGTCTTTGTTACTTAAGTATAAAAAAAGAGAGGTTTCTCAACCTCTCTTAAGAAGAACGATTTCACCATATAGCAAAGACATTATGGTCACACATCCCAAGGTAATTATCCCTGTAGTTTGTAGTGCTTCCATAATTGCCTCATTTGCTATATGAAAGACCACGATAGCAGAAAGTACCGTGAGGTTCTTTGCTTTCTACACAACGAGTATCATAATCAACACCACGATATTTGGTGATGTGAATCTGAGCATCATGCAGACGTGCCTGCTTTTCGATTTGCTTTTTGATGATAGTAAGTGTGTTCATTGTAGTAGTCTCCTAAAAGAATGGGTGAATTTTCTCCTTTAACCCCGTAGGGTGATCCGAGTTCCCGTTCCTTGGAGCATAGAACGCAGAAAGGTTGAGATGATTTCCTTTCCGAACGTACCGTTCCCTTATGCTCTACTTGCGTCCCATTCAGATTTCATCTCTTGCAGATACTTTAAAAGATCTTCTGGAGAATGTTTATCACTTTTTTCTATATTCTTTTTAGAATCCAACCACCTTAAATTATCTTTATGATTACAAGCCCATACTTGAAATGGGTCTGTAAAATCAAAGGCAGAAACTGGAAGAATATGATCTAAATGATAATCTGGAGAAGGTCTTTCTCCAATATTCAACAATATTGAGTTTACATCAATACCGTATTGATTGAAGAGAATTTTAGATTCACCCTGTTTTACCAAAGTTTGTCTAATTCTTCTTGATAGATGCTTTCTTAAATAGAATTCACTATCAGATGATTCCCTCTCACTTTTATACTGTTGAATTTGTTTTGCTCGTTTAGTTCTAAATTCTTTATCACCGTTATACTTATCCTTGCGGGACTTGTTATAACATTCTTTACATACTTTCCTTTGAGAGTAGAAAGAAGATAAAGGTTTATATTCAGAACATTTAGAGCACTGCCTCATTATCTGATGGGATGAACGTACACTTTTATTTATAAAAGTGTTTCCTTCAGTCGTTCCTTCAGTCGTTTGCGTCCTATGAGTTTTTACAAGAAGAACTCATCTCAATTCTATGAATGATTCGTCTTTTT